AGCAATCAACAATTATTGATGGAGTAGAATTGCACATCGATAGACATGAGGAGCTACATGATCACCATTCTTTTAACGGTTTTCTTGGTGTGTTCAACATTGGTGAAGTGCGAAAGAAACCATTAGGATATCAGTTTAGTATCAACAATAAACCAGTATTTGAGCATAAGATACATCCAAACGGTATTGATTACACAAATGTTCACATAGCCAATTATGAGTTTATGATGAATAAACTATGCAACCAATAACATTCAACTACTACGAAGCGGACATCAAACGTAGCACTCCACTTGGTAGTGTTACGCTTGAATATCTTATAAACGCTATTAGAACACCTAAAAAAGATATCCGCAATGTATTTGAGGAGATAAGGATTGCAGAGGAAAATAAAGACATGGCCACAAAGCAAGCATTGAAGTCAAAGTTATACTCGTTTACTCCATGTGTTTATGTTAATGGCCCGCGCAAGTATTCCAACATTCAACATTGGACTGGATTACTTGTTTTAGACTTCGACCATTTAGCAAGTGATGTGGCAGTTGAATTTAAAGAGTATTTATTTAACGAATACAAATACATTATAACCGCTTGGCTATCCGCTTCAAGGCATGGTGTTCGCGCACTGGTTAAGATTCCGATTTGCACTTCGGTAGATGAATTTAAACACTATTATGCAGGCATTGAGCGACACCTTAACTGCTATAATGGTTTCGATACCGCGCCAAAGAACTGCATTTTACCGATGTTTATCAGTTACGATGCCGAAATATTGCACAGAAACGATGCGCAAACTTGGTCAACAAAATACATTGAAATAGTGAGGCCTGCGGTAAAACAATATATTGTTGATGATAAAACTTCGGTTATTGAAAAGATAATTGCAAAGCGAATTAACACCATAACCGACACTGGGCATATTATTTTAAGAGCAACTTCATATCTTTTAGGAGGGTATGTTGGCGCAAATTATATTGATTATAACGATGCCATTTCACTTATCAATAACTTAATTGATTCGCAAAGTTACCTATCAAAAAAGCCAAGTATTTACAAAGCTACCGCAAAACAAATGGTGGATAAGGGTTTAAATTTTCCTACTTATTTGCAAAATAGATAATAATAAAGTACATTTGCACTATCGGAGTCACGAACCGAAGTAACATAGATTCACATAAAAACATTAGGAGTCCTAATAGTTAAGTGTAAGGAGTGAATCCCTTACTTGCTTCGTAAGCAAACTTAACTATTAGGACTTTTTTATTTTTAAAATTATGAGCGACAAATTTAAAAAACCTGAATCAAACCCGCTACTTAACGCGGTGGATTATTTTAACTTCTATGGTTCATTTATTTCAATTTTCGAGGGCATCAAACAATGCAACGTAAAATCTGAAACGGAAGTATGCCTACTTAATCCCGATAGTTTAGATCCGCAGGAACTTAACAAACCGACTTTCATTCTCAATAAGTTAAACACTATTGATGTGATGAAAAAAAATAGTTACCGACTTGGTGTTGGCGCCAAAGTTTCTAAATTTATGGTTTTAGCCGCAGTTAAATTCCAAGGCGATTCATTTGCTGCAATGTCTTATGTTAACTTTGAAATTATAAAATCCGATATACCTTACATCAGAGTTGGAACTGATTATTTTAAAGTGATAGCCAAAAAAGACAGATACAAATCTGAAAACACTTTGTTAAAACCTTGGAAAAAAGATGAAATAAAGCAAGACCATGGCAAACAATTACTCGGAATGATTTACAAGTTTGATGACTTTACTATTTACCCCGACAATGTCGAATATACTCCAGTGCTTAACAACTGTTATAACCTTTACGCAAAGTTTTCGCATAAATTCGTTATTGATGAGGTCAACACAAATGATATACCCGTAACCTTGGGATTAATTAATCATATTTTTGGCGACCAATGGGAGCTTGGTTTGAAGTACATGAAAATCCTTTATGAATATCCGCGCCAAATATTGCCAGTATTAGCACTTGTTTCAACCGAGCGCGAAACGGGTAAAACAACTTTTCTTAATTGGATTCAAATGTTGTTTGGAGAAAACACTACACTTATTAATCCAAGCGACCTTACAAACAACTTTAATGATGCGTACGCGACTAAAAACATTATTATGATTGATGAAACAACGATTGATAAACAACAAACTATCGAAAAGTTAAAGTCAATAGCAACAGCAAAAACAATGTCGGTTTCGCAAAAGTTTGTTAGCCATTATTCAGTACCTTTTTTTGGCAAAGTTATTTTTTGCACTAACAAAGAATCTGACTTTATGCGAATAGACCAAGAGGAAATTCGATTTTGGGTGCGCAAAATTAAACTTATCAAAGGCGCAAAAAACACTAACATCGAAAACGATTTGTTTAATGAGATACCAAAGTTTTTAAAATACCTTATTCAACTTCCTGCAATAGATTTTAGCAAATCGCGAATGGTATTTACAAAGGAGGAAATAGAAACCGAATCTTTACATATTGTAATGGAGCAGAGTAAATCAACATTAAGAAAAGAAATTGAAATGAATTTTGACGACTTCTTTATGAATAATGATGGTATTGAATTTATTGAGGCAACTGCTAAAGATATTAAAATACAATGGTTTTCATTAAATCATAAATATGAAATGAGTTATATTAGAACAGTTTTAAAGGAGGAAATGAAAATGGTGCATTTAAAAAATAAAAAGTATAAAGGATTTCCAAATGAGAACTATCCACAAGTGAGCAAAACTGGACATCCTTTTCTGTTTAAAAATCCGTATCATGTTAAAAATAAAGTAGTTAATAAACAAAACGATTCAGTTGATGACCCTAATGAAGAAAAGGCAAGATTTGCTTAGTAATATTACCAAAATTACTAATTACTATTTAATATGCTGAAAATCAACAAAGTAATTAAATTTAGTAATAATGCAAAACCTCATAAGATTTATGCTCAAAATAGAATCGTCAGACTTTTTAGCGTTTTCTTTATTACTCTATTACTTTATAATAATAATAATAATATAGAGTAGTGATAGCAAGGCATACGCTTGGTAATTTTTTAGTAATTTTTAAGTAATTAATAAGTAATAGTAATCAATATGAAAATCTACACAATCCCCGAATTCGAACTGTATTACCATAATCAATACAAACGGTCAAACATGAATCAAGCGTTTTGGAACACCTTACCGATTGAACGATTCAACCTCAACAAAAAGAAAGTGGTTAAGAAGCGAAAGGCGGAGCTTACGACTAATCATTTAGACTTGCCAGTAAATAATATCCTACAAGCGAAAGAAACCAAAGATGCTTTTAACACTAATAAGTTTACCGACCTTATAATTGCCTACCTTAAAGCAGTACATAGCTGCAATAGTGCAAGGCGCATAAGTAGTGAGGGCCGATATCGAAAGGGCATAGGTTACATTGCAGGGTTAAACAAAGGTATGGAGGACATACAATGTATATTGAAAGGAAAACTATTTGCCATTGAAGTCAAATCCCCAACGGATAAGATAAGCCCCGAACAACTTAAACGCAAAGCAGCAATTGAAGCCGATGGAGGTAATTACATTGTTGCTACATCGTTTGAGCAGATGCAAACTGAAATACTAAACTTATTAAAATAATACTTATCTTTGTGCTATGAAAAGGTGTGTAAAATACACGAAAATACATAAAAATGGGGTTTACTAAAGGAAATAAGGGCAAACCGAAAGGAGCAACTAACAAACTGACCAAATCAGTTAAAGAAGCGTTTGAAATTGCGTTCAATGAATTGCAAGGAGATTCAGAAGCCAACCTTGCTAATTGGGCTAAAGAAAATACAACAGAGTTTTACAAGTTGGCTGCTAAACTTATTCCAACATCGGTAAGTGCTGACCTAACCACTAATGGCAAAGAAATACGTTCATGGAGCGTGAAATCGAAGTAAACGAGGTCTATATTCCATTCCTTAAAAACGAGCAACGATATGCAGTTTTGAAAGGCGGCGCAGGATCGGGCAAATCAATCGCTGCAGTTCAAAAGATTATCCTGCGCATCACAACCGAGCAAGGGCATCGAATTCTTTGCATTAGAAAGGTAGCAACAACCATTCGTAACAGTGTATATCAGTTGTTTGTCGATAAGCTATTAGAGTACGATATATTCAGCGAATTTACTATAAACAAAAGTGAAATGCGCTTTACCCACAATCCAACAGGCAACGAAATACTTTGTGCCGGAATGGATGACCCCGAAAAAATTAAATCAATTGCAGGCATCACATCGGTTTGGTGCGAGGAAGCAACCGAGTTGGATGAATTAGACTTTAATCAGTTAGAACTTCGTGTGCGAGGCGAAACAAACAACTACAAACAGTTTATAATCACATTTAACCCGATTTCAGAGCAACACTGGATAAAGCGCAGATTCTTTGATGAACCCGATGCCGAAACCATGTTGATGAACACGACTTACAAAGACAATTCATTCCTCGATGCCGATTATATTCATCACTTAACCGAAAGAGTAAAAGCAAACCCAAACCTGCACAAAGTTTATGTGCTTGGCGAATGGGGCAAAGTTGATTTCGGTGGCGAATTCTTAAAGAGTTGGAGTACAATTAAACACACTGGCATTGTAAACTATGACCCATCATTAGCAGTTTGGCTTTCGTTTGATGAAAACGTAAACCCTTACTTTCCTTGTGGTATTTTTCAAATTAGTGATGAAAACGAAATAAGATTGATTGATTGCATTGCGCTAAAAAACCCCGACAATACAACCAAAGCAATGGGCAGGGCAATAATGCAACGGTTAAGACATTGGAAGCATAACGGCCATGTTTATGTGTGTGGGGATAGCACCAGCCAAAAGGATGACGTTAAACAAGAAAAGGGCTTTGATTTATTTCGCTTACTAATCAATGAATTAGATGAAGTTAAACCGATTCGCAGAGTGGCTAAATCAAACCCTAATGTGCGACCAAGTGCTGACTTCTTTAATGCTATACTTGAATATAATGAGCAGGGCATTAGCTTTGTTGTGGATGAATCCTGCCGCGTGGCAATATTAGACTTTGAAAACACAAAGGAAGACAAGAATGGTAAAGTAGATAAAAAAACCGTAACAGATCCAGTAACCAAAGTAAGTTACCAGCCTTATGGACATTTTTGTGTTATTGGTTCTACAATGATAAAAACTATTAACGGTGAAAAGAGAATAGAAAGCATTACAACTGAAGATAAAGTGCTAACAAGAGATGGATATAAAAAAGTTTTAGCAGTTCACAACAATGGGTTTAAATTAGTAAATAAATATAAGTTAAATAATATTGAAATTACTTGCACACCCGACCATAAAATATTTACTTATAACTTTGGATATATTGAGATACAAAAATTAGTAACATATTGGATACAACAAGATATATTTATTTGTATATTTGATGAAAATAAAAAAATATGCAAACAGAAATTATTGAGTATAATGGTGAACGATTTACACGTTACCCGCAATCAACAAACAGAACAGAACGCGTTTACTTTAGCGGGTGGGTTAAAATCAATGGTAAACAAACAAAAAAAAGGCTTCATTGGTACAAGTATTTTATTGAAGTTGGAGAAATACCTAAAGGATTTCATATCCATCATATTGATGAAAACCCGCTTAACAATTCAATCGAAAATCTACAACTTATTTGCGGTAAAAAACATATTGGTGAACATGCTAAAAAAACACTGGCAACAAATCCAATACACAAAGCTAAATTTCATGCAGCAGGTATTGAGGCCGCAAAAGTTTGGCATAAATCAGATGCAGGTAGAGAGTGGCATAGTCAACTTGCATCAAAAAGAATGTCAGAACGCGAATACATTGCCAAACAATGTTTGGTTTGCGAAAAGGAATATAAAACAAGGGCGGTACAATCAGAAACAAAATTTTGTTCCAATAATTGCAAATCAGAATACAGACGTAGAAGCGGAGTTGATAACATTAAATCACAATGTACTGTTTGCGGATGCGAATTTGTTAAAAATAAATACAATGCAAAAAAATGTTGTTCAAGAAAATGCACAACAAGTTTACGACTTAACAGTTGAAGACACGCATGAATACTTTGCTAATGGTGTTTTACTTCATAATTGCGACATTTCACGTTATTTAATTACAACTGTTTTCTCCGCACAATACGCAAGGTTTCAAACAGGAATTATCAAACCGCTTGTTGTTGTTGGTCGGGATGCAGAATATAAATCAGCGAGTAGATTTTGACAAAACAAACTGTTTAAATTCCTCTTTTAGTTCAATTTCTTTTTGTTCATTCCAAACTTCAATAGGTAAATGATATGGTTGTGAAGTCCAAGTGTCACCATTGTATTCAGTAATAAATGACACGTCAAGAAAA